TGATAAGAAAGTTATGGACCAATCTCTAATAGCATTAGGTTTAAAACCATTAGAGAATGAATGGATAGATAGTTTAGCTCTAGCGAAACAATTTTTGCCAAATTCAGGGAGTTGTTACAAAAGTTGTGATAATAACTGTTCAGGTTACACTTTGAAACATTTGCATAATTATTTTGGATTTGGAGATTTTGACCACCACAATGCAGTTTCAGATGTTTATGCCTTAATAAGAATTTTTTCCATTATGTATAAACCACAGACAGACTATTCTAATGATTGGATATTCGTTTAGAATGTCTCTTTTTATTGTGTGTGGAAATAAGGCGGTCCTGTGAGGCCGCTTTTCCATTTTTATAAATACCATTCCAGTGTGATATAGTGATAGAACTATGAATGAAATAAAGAATTATATCTTCGCTAGCAAAAATAGATTTAAAATTACAGGAGAAACAGAAGAACATTATCTTGTAGAATATTATAAAGAAAACCAACTAGTTGAAGATTTTTATATCCCAAAGCAAGACAGTCCAGGCATGATTAGGAATGCTATACTGTTTTGGTTTTCAAATAGATTTTTAATCGGCATACCTTCAAATACCACTTTGAAGTTCAAGAAGAGCTAAAGTTATATTAGTCGGCATCCACACCGACCTCCTCCCATCATCGGCTCTTCTTCGGAAGAGCTGTATATAAAATAACAAACTGTTAAAATAACTTCATGACATACAGACCATTACCAGAAGGTTTAACTATTCAAAATTCAGAAATAGACAACCTAGGACTATTTGCAACTGAAGAACAAAAAGAAGGTGTCAATGTTGGTGTTACGCATATTATTGATTCTCAAACTCATGAAGTAATTAGAACACCTCTTGGTGGATTTATTAACCATAGCGAAGAACCTAATTCAAGATTGATACATGTAGGTCCTAAAAGCTATTTAATTTTTAATCGAGATATTAAAGCTGGAGAAGAAGTAACTTTGAAGTACACTATGTATGACCCAACTAGGAGGATAATGAATGAAAAAGTATGATTATATATTCGATGGTGAAACAATTACTGTTAAAGGTAAAGGTTTAAAAGAAGCTGTAAGAGAATACAAACAACAAAATCCTAAAAAATTAAGAGCTACTGTTGAATGGTTATCTAAAGACGGTAATCCACAGAAAAAAAGAATTAAACTCCGTGAAGTCAATATAGGAATAGATAGATACGGCAACATAATCAGATAATGGCTAGATATGATTACAAATGTACCAAATGTGGTAAAAACCATGATATTACACATTCAATCCATGAAGACCCTGAAATACTCTGTGAAAAATGTAAGGGAGTATGCCAAAGGCAAATATCTTCTAAAGTTTATATGTATGGAAGTGTTGGGATTGATTGGAATAAATGAATGCCTCACCAGAAAAGAAAAAACTTTACATGGCTTCTAAATATAAAAGAAGAAAAGAAGCTCGTGAAATTGAAAGATTATTAAACGAACCAATACTAGACCCTATCTTAGATGAAATTATTTTTGAGGAAGAGGAATGAGAGTTTCTTGGGAACCTGATAAGGAAACTTGGGACGAATTTAAAAAAAGAAGAAGTTCAAAATCTGGTATCTCTGGTATGGGTCAGAAAAAACGTGAAGGTACAGGAAAGATTAACAAATCGGAGTTGAGGGAAAAGGCACTGAAAAGAGCTAACTTTAGTTGTGAATGGCCAGAGTGCGACGCAACAAAGTGGTTAGAGATGGCACACATTACTGGAATTGGTATGGGAGGAATGAATAGAGACATTTCTAACAATGAAGGTAATGTAGCTATATTTTGTAAATACCATCACGATATTTTTGATGGTAAAACGATATCTGGTCAAAAAAGAGAGTACACTAAGTTCGTAAGAGCTTACTTGAGGAGATTTGTATAAAGATGCCTAGATACGAACATAAATGTATAAAAGATGTTTGTGAATTTTTATTTGAAGTTACTTATGGGATAAAAGAAGAGCCGACTATTAACTGTCCTAAATGTGCTAGTCCAACTAAAAGACAAGTATCCTCTAATGTTATGTTTGAGACACCAATGGATGCAGATTTTGTAGGAGACCCTTCAACATTAAGTGCAAAATCATTAGGTCAAAGACAAAAAGCAAGTAAGCAAAAATATAGATGGTAGGAGAACTATGGATTATAAATATATAACAGAAGAAGATAAGTTAGCAATTATTGAAAATCAAATAAAACAGCTGGAAGGTAACCATTTTAGCTTATGTTTAATAGAACCCTCACAATTGCAATCACCTGAAGAACATCTAATGTGGAAGCAACAAATAACCTCAATAGAGAAATCACTTGAAAGAATGATAAAGTTTCAATCAAAAGAAGAGAATGGCTAAATATGCACCAAAACTTCCAGGGTTACATGAAGCACAACAAGCTGTCGCAGATTCTGAAGCAAGGTGGAAGATACTCTGTGCTGGCCGTCGTTTTGGTAAGACTAGACTTGGTGTACAATTATGCATCGAAATTGCCTTGGCAGGTGGTAGAGCTTGGTGGGTTGCTCCTACTTTTGCTATTGCTCGCGTTGGTTGGAGAGCACTAGAGAATGCAGCCCTTTCTTTTCCTAAAGAGATTGAACCAAAAATTTCAATTGCCAACATGGAAGTACAGTTTCCTAACGGTGGTTTTATTGCTTGTAAGTCTGCTGATAATCCGCAAAGACTAAGAGGTGAAGGTTTAGACTTCATCGTTATTGATGAAGCAGCTTTCGTAAAACCAGAAGTTTGGCAGGAAGTACTTCGTCCTACACTCACAGAAAGAAAAGGTTCAGCATTATTTATTAGTACTCCATTAGGTATTGGTAATTGGTTCTATGATTTATGGATTTCTGCAGATGAACAACCCGATTGGGAAAAGTTTCATTTTGCTACAACTGATAATCCTGCAATTGACCCAAGCGAAGTTGAAGCAGCAAGAGGTGAAGTAGGTTCTATTGTATTTGCACAAGAGTACATGGCAGAATTTATAGAGGCAGGTCAAGGTTTATTTAAACAAGAATGGTTTTCTTATTACGATGTTTTAGAAGACGGTTTTTATGTTGGTGGTGGAGGACAGTTTAATCCTACAATGCTTACTCATTTTGGTGCAATTGATGTTGCAGTGACTACTGAAGAACGAAGTGACTATACTGTCATCTTGAGTTGTGCAGTAACTACTGATGGTAAAATCTTTGTTGAAGATGTTTTTAGACATAAAATAGAATCTCCAGAAATAATTCCAAAAGCAAAACAAATGGCAAGTAAATATAACTGGTCTTATGTATGTATAGAGAATCAAGGACTGTCAAAACCTTTTGTAGCAGAAGCAGGCAGAGCAGGTCTAAAGGTCAGAGAAATAAGAGCAGAAAAAGATAAAATAACCAAAAGTTTACCACTATCAGCTAGGATGGAGGCAGGTGACATCCTTTTTAGAAAGAATGCATCGTGGTTAGCAGAGCTAGAAAGAGAGCTGTTAACCTTTCCTGTCGGAAAAAATGACGACATGGTAGACGCTCTGGGGTTAGCAGCTAGTACACTATCTGTAAAAAGAGAATGGACAGCTTATTGAGATTTGGGTAAATGGAAGAAAGAAGTAGACTTCAAAAAGCTATAGATATATTTAGGCCACAAAAAAGGGCCGAGATGAAATTACAATCTAATTATAATCAATTGTATGGCAACGATGCCTCAATATTCGGTTATAACACATCATCAGGCTTTGTAGAATCAAATAAATTAAAAGAAATTGGTGATGGTTCAGGTAACTCCGCAGTTACAGCTTGTTTAAGTGTTTTATCAACATCCTTTTCAGAACCACAATTACAAATTGTTAAAAGAGACCAAGTTTTTGGAGATAGAGAAGTACAACACACACATCCTTTAGCAGAACTTTATCATCGTCCTAATCCTTTTATGTCACAAAACTTAATGTCACATTACATAATCATGGCATTAAACACTTTAGGTGATGCTTTTCTTTATAAAAATAGAAATGCAAGAGGACAAGTAGTTGAATTAGTTCCTTTAATGCCTCATATGGTAGAAGTAAGGGGTACTGAAGAGAATCTGATTACACATTATGAATACTATGCATATGGACAGGGCGAATCTGTAGACTTACCTTTTGAAGATGTAGTTCATATAAGACAAGGCATAGACCCAAATAACCATAGAAGAGGTCATGCACCATTAAAAACAGTTTTACGAGAAATCTTAGGAGACGAAGCCGCAGGCCAATTCACCTTCTCCTTGTTGGATAATATGGCAGTACCTGGTGTTGTACTAACACCTAGGTCAGATGGTTACGGTGGCCCAACAAGAGAAGAGGCAGAATCTATTTCTCAAATGTATAAAGAAAAGTTTGGTGGTGCTAATAGAGGAGCACCTATGGTTCTATCTGGAGCTATG